AAGAAACTCTGACATATTAAACTGCGACCCAGCTTCTTTCGCCGTAAGCTTGGACATGCCACCTTCTTGGTATGTAATTAAACCGCCTTTTGCCAAATCGCCATCCACTCCGGGCGCAGGCCCAGGAGGACCCCCATCGTCACTAGGACCAGGACCAGGACCAGGACCAGGGGCAGGACCTGAAACAGGTGCATTAGGCACCCCGGTTACCGCCGGATCATTTAACGCCGGACTAATACCCAACGCATTTCCTATTGCAGCGACTGCCGATGTCACAGCATCTACGACCTGCCCAGGAGTGGCTCCCGGTCCAGGCGAACCATCACTATCCCCACCACCATAATCAAGAAGGCTTGTAGTACCACCCGCAGGATTCGTAGTAGCCGCAGTAGCCGCAGTAGGCGTAGCAGAAGGAGGTGGTTTTATACCCATGATGTCACTCATGGTGACACCGTACTGCCCCATAGCATTTGCTAAATCAGCAGCAGAAACATTGGTTTGTTTACCCCCTGGATACAGATAGTTAGTAATAACCTGCGCTCTTAATTTAGGGTCTGTACTACCTTCAAATGCTAGTGGTTGTATCGGTGGGGCAAACGTAGCACCAGTCTGCAATGTAAATGGTTGTGCCTGAGGTCTAGCTTGTGGAGTTGCAAATACACCTTGAGGCCGAACCGCATCGTAAAGCGATTGCACCCCGCCACGCCCAGCACCAAACGCAGCCGCATACTCAGCAGGAGAGACATTCATGCGATCCATAAAGCCTGCTATCTGTGCTTGAAACTTTGGATCATCCGGGCCTGATACTCTACCTGCAGCCATCTCAGCGTTTAAGAACTTACCCGCAGCATCTCTTATGCCTGCAGCACCTATACCAGACCCGCCAAACGCGCTGGTCATGTTCGTGGCACCCGCAGGCATCTCTAAAAGACTTGACATATACGCCGGGCCACGAAGCGCAGCAATACCTCTTTGTGGGGCAGCGAATCTAAACGTATCTGGCGCAGCAGCAGGAACAGGCGGTCTTGAAGCGGGTAAAGTAGTATCAGAGCGACCACCCCCACCACCAGCCCCAGCATCCCCACCAGGAGTAGGAACATTCGCACCACCTGCACCAGCACCACCGGCATCCCTACCAGGAGCACCACCGACACCAGCAGCACCTTCACCACTAGGAGGGTTAACAAAATCAAAAATGTTTTTGCGTGTGTATACCGCACCACCCACGTTTTCGCGCAAACCCGTATAAAGGGGACTTTTGTTCAAACGGTCAGCAACAACCCCATAGACATCGTCTCCAAAAATACCCGCTGCCTGTTTCACTACATTTGAAGCCCCCGTGAAATCCCCACGGGCCATACGATCATCAAAATCATTTAAAAGATTTTGCTCGGTTAACGTACCAGATCGAGCAGCAGCAACTAAATCAGCATTTACATTCCCACCAAACTGAGGGAAGTTTTGATTTAGATACGTTGCTGTTTGTTCGTCTGTAAACTTTTCAGACTTTGCTAAATTAGCAGCTAGTTGAAAAGATTGCGGCGTGCCTATGTTAATAAGCTCGTTAAAACGCTTAACAGTAGTATTAACTCCTGGGGTTGTATTTACTCCACCAATAGAAATACTGGACGGTGATGAAACATTAGGTTGCGGTTTAATAGGAGCAGCAGGTGGGGTATAAACAGGAGTAAACGTTGGTGCTGTAATGGTTATAGGTGAGGGAGCAGCAGGTTGTGGTGTTATAGCTGCAATATTTTCCCCACTAACTTGAAAGCCACTGGGAAGATTCAAATTAGCTGCGTTAGCATTTACATATGCTGCAGTTACATCTGGAGGAATCTTTAAAGACGCTGCTAACGCCGCTGCTTGGGGGAAATTTCCCGAGGCAACCAACGCTTGAAATTGTTCTAAGTCACCCTGGGTAACGTTTCCACCAGTCTGAAAACGCCGTATAGCGCCGCCGGTCTGGTAGTTAAGGATTGATCGAAGTCCACTCATATCTGTTCCTAGGTAGGTGCTGACACCCAAACAATTGACCCAATCGCTGAAGGGATCGCTGGTCTATCATAAGGAGGCGACGTTTGAGCGGGGTCGTGAAACATAAAAACACCATCAGCGGCGGGGGACAAAACATCCGCCTTATCTGTCGCCCAGTATAGTTCGATCTCATCCCCTACGGCAACCTGAAATGTGGCCTCAGAGTAGGCTGTTACAAAGCCAGGTATAGACGGACTTTTTCTAACTGGAACCGAAAAAGACGTAGCAGAGTTAGCCACATCAGACCCGTTGTTTTGAATCCAAACCGTTACCGTGTGCTGCGCGTTGTCTGTGTTAGCAAACTGAAGGCTATACCTAATTGTGTATATCCCGGCAATATCTGCCGTTGCCGATCCGGGGGAATTGAGCGTCCAGCCAAACCCAGATTCTAAAGTATCCAACTCAACTACTGTAGCCGTGTCGTTTGTCGTCCTTTGATCGGTCGAATCTGAAGCCGCAATATGGGGGAAAATGATCCCAAGCCCCGCCCCACCGCCATTAAGTATCGCTGTTAACTCGTTTAAGTACCTATCAAGAAGGTTAAAGTACAGCCGGAAAACACGGCTTTTATCACTCTCCGACAAAACATCATATGTTGGCGTCGGTAACGGCAACGCTGGTGGGGCAAACCTTTTTACTATAGTCATTACCTACGTCCATCCGGACGGACATCTAGCCGTGGGGAGCCAAGCTGCCACTGCACACCCAGCATATCGGAAGATACTTTCAAAGCCATTTGACGTGCGCGTGCTCTAATAAACACTTGGTTTGTATAGATGTCAGTAGAAGTCTCAATGACGTTCTGTGTGTCTGACGGGTCGTTTTGGTACTGAGAACCAGGGAAATTACGTGGGCGGATAGTCAACTTCACAGTCGGTGTATCTGCTGTGGACTGATTGTAGTTAATGTCGGGAATAATCCGTCGAGTTAATAAAAACTGATCGCCCTGTTCTAAATCAAAGTCATTTGACTGAATATAAGCCACCATGGGTTCCTCGTCGTCGTCCACCCCGACCTCGTGCTGGTACAGATTTCCGCTGTTTGGCGTGCCTGCTACTGTGGCGGTGTACTCGTACGCCTCTGTGAAAAGACCCGTAGGGAAATCCCTAAGTGGTGTATCCAGCCATGCCGTGCGGCCTATGCTACCGAAGTACCAGACGCTTTCTATATGGTTGAATACCACATAACGGTTGTTCCAGTTGGAATCAGCACTGGGGTAGAACCACCATATTTCATTAAATCCCTCGTTGGTGCCCGAAATAATCTGATCAGACTGACCAAAGTTAATATCTTTGTAGACATACTCCCTGACAGTGGTTGGCAGGGTCTGAACTTGACCGGTGTAAACGTAAAACTTATCCGTACCCATCCAATACGTGACGTTATTCGCAGTAGCTGCTGCTCGTGGGCTAATGATGGAGATGTTGTCGGCTAGTTGCTGCAATGCAAAAATATCCACCGTACCCGTGAACTGCAGTGAGTAGAGCGTCGTGTCAGTCCAGACTAGGATCTCTTGCCGCGTGGCTTGCGTTGCAACAATCTCTGAACCCCGTGAAACCCGCAAGAACCCAGCACTACTAGCCGCACCCCCTGGAGTTGTACCAGTTGGGTTCCAATACTGCGGCTCATCTTGACTAGCCCAACGGATCAGAAGCGGGTCAAAATCAGTCGCCCCACCGGCATAGGGCTGGCATCCAAAGGCTAAAAGGTGCTTGTCGTTTTGAGAAACCGTGACCTGCATAGCCAGTGTGGGGACTGAATCCGCACCTGCTAAATCTGAGAGCAAAATGGCGCGTACTCCCAAAGCAGTGGCGGGAGAAGCTGAAGACCCACGCTCCCAGTAGTAGATCGGACCCCGACGGATGTTTGCCACCAAGTCGTTGTCAAAGTTGTCCATGAACCAATCGCGCTGCAACAAGTCAATCGGCGTAGGCCCACCAAGGCCCCAAGGATAGTTACCATTAAAAGCAGAAGCCCCCCAGCCGTAGCCTGCCGTTGTACTGGGGTAGCCTGGGTGAATCTGGCACTCAATGTCGATAGAAGACCCACCCCCAGCAGCTACTGTAGAAGTTGCAGCGGTAGCCACTACAAAGGTAAAAATATCAGCACTTACCCTAGTAACCACATGCTCGGCGTTTATTTGGGTAATTGGTACCCCACCAACGGTTTGAGGTGATCCAGTTCCTGTAACGCCGGAAATCGTTACATAGTCTCCAGACAAGCAGCCATGCGCTGTGACGTTAACTGTTATTGTGGTTGAACCATTGGTTGTCTCTATGCAGTCGTCGGTAGCTGGGGAAATTAGAGTTGTGCGTAGGGGCGTGATGTCATAAAACAAGCCACCCACTTCAATGTACAGCTTGATGTCGGTGCCGACTGCAAGGAAGTTATCTGTAAAAGATGTTACCCAGTTCCAGACTTGACGGCACACGCCGATGAAAGTTTCGGGTGTTGTCTTCTGCCAACCGCCTAGCTTTTGTGGGTACCCAGAGAAAAAGCGAACTTTGTCAGCATCCCACCAACCACCTTCACCAGAGTAGTTCGTCTGGTCACGGTTAAGGCCAGGTTTAAAGTTGAGTTTTAAAAAGGGCATTTAGTAGCTCCATACGCTCGGGGTCGGTAACTGCCCAGACCGAATGTCTACGTGGATAAAACGCCCTGTGCCTTTTTGCTGCACTCCGATGCCGGTAAATTTGTGTTTGAACGCTAGTGAGAGGATTCTGTGGGCCTCTGCACCCTCAGCCGCGATGTCAGCAGCCAAGCCTAATGCGTGAGCGCCAGGAGCGGTTTTCTTGGCTTCTATGGGGTGCTGTGGGCAGCGATATCCAGAGGTGATCCGCATGGGTTTGCCGTACTCGGTGCGCATCGCCTGGAGCTTATCCAACAGACCTTCTTGGACACCCTCACCCCCGCAGTGAGAGCAGATGAACTCTCTGACCGAAAAGTTGGGGTATTTTTCCCAGTTGATCATTTCTTTTCTTTCATTGCCAAAATCTTCTCAAGCGTCCGGCCACCAAAGTAAAAGGACATTACAAGCATACCCCATTGGCCCAGCAAAGTAACGTAGGCTTCGTTGGCGTTATGCCCAAAGGCAGACATTAAGGCAAACAAGAAATAACCCAGGAAAATAGCCACCAGGGTCATGGGCCGGATGTTTTTAGACAGCCAAGAGTCTGAGGTCATGTCGGCTTGAAGACGCTTAGTCAGTTCCTCCTGCTCCTGAAGGTCTGCCTGGATCTTCGCCAATTCGCCTTTTTGCTGCATCTCCATTAAAGCGACTTGGGCTTTAGCTTTTTCCGCCGGATCAGGAATTACTTTATCCAGCACCTTCATGCCCACATCTAATAAAGCGGCAAGTGGCAACATGTTTTACTCCTTAGTGTGGTTTATCTCCACAATGTCGAATTCAGTATTAAGAGTCATAACTCCCAAACACACAATGTTCCAGTCAGGGCCACTTTGCTCAGACCATGAAGGCACATTTATACGAACATGTCGGGCAAGATACTCTTTCCCGTTTTCAAACACGCGCCAGACGTGTTCTGGCGATCCCCTACCCGGCTGTCCAGCCGTCTTGTTAAAGCGAATGAGGTACTTATTCACGGGCCTGCTTGTGGATAAAGTTGGAGATACAGTACCGCCCCAAACCTTTCCCGCAGTCTTCCGCCCTCATTTTTACCTCAGTTACCTCATGCTCGACAACCCCCGGCATGATGTAGGTTCTATTAAACCACGGTTCAAAGGCATAGCCATACTCGGTTAGCACTAAATCTCCACCTTCAAAAGCCTTTGGCTGCTTGTACAGATAAGTTACGGCAGTAAGTATAGAGTTGTCCTTATGTGATCTGTAGTGTGACTCGTTCTCGTAGTAGCTCACCAAAGTAGTATCGCTGTTTGACTCCCGCAGCTGGTTAAGGATTATGCTTGGCTTGTCTAACTGTATTTTGTAAATCTTCCTGTTGAACTTCAACACATTGGAGTAGGCTCGGTCAGCATAGATCCCATCAAGAAACACCCCTTTGTTTTGCTTTTTTGGTTGACCATTGTGTTGACAAAATGCCGTCCCTGTGTGTTCTGGCCCCATGAGATTGCCGGAGATAGCCCAGAAGTCAAGTTCCAGAAAAATGAGCCTTAACTCTTCTTCGGTGTATGTGTCATTAATAATTAGGTATTCAAACGGTTCTTTGCAAAGAGTGACTTGCAATGTTTACTCCGGGCGGGTAGGCCAAAAGACTTCGTTGGGATAATTCGGCTGCATCGGGATTTCTTGGAGCTTCTTGCGATACTCCATCCATTCCTGACGTTCAGCCTTGGTCATACCCGTGTTGTCCATGGCCACCATGGGAAGCGTAGATTGCAAAATTTCAGCGATGTGTTCATCCAGAAGAGTCTTAGGATCTTTTTGTGGTTCTGGCTCTATTACGGGTGGAGGTTCAGGTTCCGGAATATCAACCTCAAACCAACCCATGTCAGAATGCCCCGCCCACGACAAATCGCCAAGTCTATCTTTGGAAGCATGTAACCCAAAAATGTTTTTCCAATTATCTGGAAGGTTTTGAGGTTCGTTTAATGGTTCGTTTGTTGACAGTTTTTTTAGTTGCCACAGTTTCATTTGAAACTCCTTGAGGGATACCGCCGTTACCACCAGCCATATAAATCAGTTCAGTGTTTTCATCTAAAACAAGTTTGTTGTGAATCAACCCATCTTCTTTCCCAAACATTACATTAGGGCAAGCATTCCCCTTATTTTTCGCTCCGGCAATTTCTGCATCATCGTTTTCGTTAATAAACTCTTTTGTGTTAGCCAAAATATCCATAATGCGCTTGGCTTCCTCATCATTGTATCCAGAGGCGCCTAATCTTTGAAACACAGCCATATCGTTTACAAAAGGAACATGTCCGTTTAAGTGTTTCTTTTCCGCCTCTGATACGCGCCAGTCACGCCAGCTTGAAAAGTCTTGCCGGGGTTTTAAGTCTGCGTTACAACCTACGTTGGCAGCTAATTGATGTATCAACTCAACGACTTCTACGGGCTGCATAACGCACCAAACATGTCTTCCCCCATCGGATCGCATCATTACCTCAGTTGTTCCACCAAAAGAGGTGCCAACCGTTATAGATCTTGCTCGATTACGATCCCCTTCTCGACTTTCTACCGCCATTTCCATTTCAATACGGCGCATTTTTTCATACTGCTCAACATCAAGCGCAGTGTTAATTTCTTTAATTTTTTGAAGCGCTTCAGTTCTTTTCATTACTGAGGATTCCAAGAAATAGTAATTGTACCGCCTGTACCAACGGTAACTGGGTATGTAGAACCAGGTGTTACAGGAACACAGTTGTTAGTTGCTGGCGTAGCAGTTTGTCCGGGATTACCAGCGCCTCCCGCCGGAGCAGGGCCCCCTGAGCCCCCTGCGCCCCCTGCGTTTGCGGCATTTGCGCGTCCCCCACCAGAAGCGCCACCATTTCCATAAGATACATTAGTAGGGTCTGGAAGATTTGTACCATAAATTCCTTGTTGGGCCCCCCCAGCGCCTCCACCACCCCCTCTGTAAACTAATGGTCTGGTATTTGGTTGATTAAAAACAGCACATGGAATGTTAATATTAAAAGAATTAGAACCAACAAGCGGAATCCTGACTTTAACTTGACCTACAGCACAATTGCTGTTACTAATACATCCGGTAACAAATGTTGGCCAAAAAGGGGCCGGGTTATAAAAGGTGGCATTTTGCGCTGCTATGGCCCAGCCTCCATAACCAGCCCCTAAAGTAGCAGGAAGCGGGCCTGGGGTATTAAAATTAAATGTTGTGCCGCCCACACCACCCGGTGTGCGTCTATGGGTCCCGGGGAAGGGGGGGCCACCACATGTTCGAATTCCATTTTGTCCAGTCCCCCCACTACCAGAAGTACCAGCACCACCTCCACCACCTCCACCACCGCTTGCTAGCTTGTTTGGGAAACATACTGGAAATGGAAGAGCATTAGCTCCTGCCCCGCCAGTACCACCACCAGCTGCGTTAGTAGCACCAGACCCGTTAGAACCGCCCGGAGTACCAACGGGAGAAGCCAATGGAGAAGCACCACCACCAGGACCTCCATTGCCAGCTTGGCCTGCTGCGCCAGCAGTACCGGCTACTCCTGCCGTTCCTGCATTTCCAGCGTTTCCACCTGCGCCACCGGTATAGTTTTGGCCAAATACTGAAGATGTTTGCCCTGTATTACCTGCGTTTCCCCCTGTACCTGCCTGTCCTACATTACCCGCGCTACCAGCATTTCCAGCGCTCCCGTTTTGACCGGTGTTACCTGCTGAGGCGGCATTAAAATTTCGTTGCGTAAGATTAGTACCGACAGAAGGATTAGCGTTTCCTGAAAGACCCCCAGCATTTCTAAAAGGAGAAATATTTAGAGTTGGGCCGCCGTTATAGTTTATGCTTAGTGAACCTGCGCCTGGGCATGGTGTGTGGCCACCACCTCCAGAACCGCCGCTTCCAGGATTTCCAGCATTTCCTGCATTTCCAGGATTCCCCGGATTACCTGTGTTTCCCGGATTGCCGGGATTTCCCGTGCCACCTGCACCTGTAACAGAAACCTTTTTTACCCCCGGAGGTACCGTCCAGTTTCCTGA